CATCAACACCTACAGTAATAGTCCCATCTACTTGAACTGCACCATCAATATCTACGGCATCTAAATTAGTAGTACCATCAATGTCAGCATCACCAGAAATATCTAAAGTTGTAGCGTCTAGTTCACCGGCAACTGTAACTACACCGCTAGTAAGCGTTATAAGATCAGTATCAGAAGTGTGTCCAATAGTAGTTCCATTAATATTTATACTATCAATTACAGCTTGAGTAATAGCACTGTTAGTGCCTAAAGTAACACCGTCTACACTTCCACCATTAATATCTGCAGTATCTGCTACCAAAGCATCAGTAGTTACTGTTCCATCAAAGTAAGCATCTTTAAATTCTAAAGAAGATGTACCAAGATCAATATCATTATCTGTTACAGGTACAATTGCACCATCTTGAATCCTAATCTGTTCTACAGCACTGCTAGAAACTTCTACAAAGAATCCCCATCGGTTATTAGTACTATCTGCTACAATTTTATTAAGAAAGTCTAAATCACCAATAGTATGAATATTACCGCCTTGACCAGCAGTTCCATCATGTCTGTGTCCAGTAGTACTTGCACTACTTGAAGAATATGTAAAAGCATTTACAAGCTGATTATATTCATTATTGAACAAAGCAGCCGTAATTGTGTCTCCATCCGACATACTACTTTGTCGTGTATAAGTCTGAGCCATTTATTATCTCCTTCCTGCTGGCATATAATCTATATAAATACCGTTTACAGCATAAGCTGGGTTTTGATCTTCGCTAGTCAGTCTAAAGCTACAAGTATTTCCTGATCCTTCTATAGTAATTCTTTCCATAGGATCAGAAGTAGCTCCAAAAGTTACATTATTAAATGTAGATGTTCCAAAAATTGCAGGTAAATTAATACTTGTTACAGTAAAAGGTTCTGGTTGAGGCACGTTAGGATCTTCATAATCGTAACGAACTCTAAAAACAGGTTCGCAAGATCCTTCTGGACTAAAAGAAACTCTTGCATATTTAAGAGTTTTTCTAGTTCCTACATCTCCAAAATCAAAATCAGGAGTATTATATACAGCTAATATATTTGTAGCTGATCCTCCGTTATAGAATGAGTTACCTGAAGCATGATTATAAACATAGCCGTCTTTATCACCGTGATATACTTTTTCTACTCCATCTTTATCAAGATCTGAAATAAATCCTAAAGCTTGAATGCCTAATGTTTCTGACCAAGCATAACCATTACCTGTTAAAGTTCCTATAATACCTCTAGCTATTGTAGGACTTTCAGAACTCTTACTGTAGAATAATCTATATTGAGATTTACTTCTTAGCACACCACTTGTTATAATATAATCTGAATCTGCTGCAATATCTTTAATTATATTTTGTATTTGCCTACTAACAGATCCTAATTCAACGTCTCCAATTCTAGCTGTACCTGCAATAGTTCTAATACCATCAGGAGCTAAAAATACTAAATCACCACCAATTTCCTGAATACTTCCGCCATTTATACAGCCTACATTTTTTGTAACTGGAACAATAGCAATATTACTTGCATCATTTATATTAACTAATTTATGAATACTGTTTCTACAAAATATAATTAAATCATCTCTAAAGCTTGCAAGACCTTCTACTTGATCTTCTATTACAATGCTTCCTGATCCAGTACTACTAAAACTATCTATATCATTAGTACCACTATAATAAACTGTATTCTTAGCAGCAGAAGCTCCAGCAACTACTAAATGTTTATCATGTATAACAGCATATGCTGGACCAATTGTGCTACTTACAGTTATTTCTTTTGCAAAAAATGTTCTATCTGTTAATACTCCTGTTCCTGTCATCTGAAACAGAAAAGGTTCATTTACGCCATCACATATTACAATCTCACCGTAATCTGAATTACCTTGATAAGTTGCAAAAGTACACCGACCTTGAGAAGTACGAGCAGCTACAGAACGTCCTGTAAATGTAGAGTAGTTATCGCCTCCACCAGCTACAGAAGCTCTGTTTACTTGTAACCAAGTATCTTCACCGTCAACACTAAAGAATATACCTGTACCTGAACAAACTATAACACCATCAGCATAAATAGCCATGCCTAATATAACTTCACTAGAATTAGGTTTAGTGTCTCCAAATAAACTATAGCCATCTACACGACGATAACCACCGTCAGGATCTACTTCAAAGTTTCTTAACCTTGTAGCAAAACCGGGCTGCTTGAGCATTTCAAGTTGATTTAGATTTACATTTAAACCGCCCTGACAAGAATATCCCCAAGGTTGAGACATTATATAAACCTTATACGATCATCTTTAAAGTTCCCCGGTGCAGGTTCCATAAGATGAAGTTTCATTAATTTTAAACTACGTTTGTAATCTTCTAAGGCAAAGGCTGCTGCTTGAGAGTTTTCTTTAAACTGATGCATGTAATATCTAGCTCTCGCTAATAAAACAGGTTTATATACGTCAGCAAATACTATAGCATCTCCATGAGCATCTAATTCTGTAGGAAGATCAAACGCAAAAAACCAGATACGATATACTTGATCTGGTATAGGACTTACGCCAAACTTTCTACCGTCTGGACTTTTAATTATTCTAGCTGGAACACCATACTGTTGAGTATCAGAATCATCTAAGTTTTCTGTAATTCTATAATAATCTTTCCATTCTTCTGTTGTAGTAAATCTTAGATTTCTAGTCTCATAAGGAGCAGATTCTCCGCTTACACCTACAGTAGTCAAGTAAAAATTATCCCAATCAACATATCCGTAATCAGTAGTCATAGAAGAACTAGCAGGTTTTAATTCATACCAACGAGTACCTTCTACTGTTTCTACATATGTATTACCATACATAGGATCTGTTCCACCACTTTCACCTGTAGCTAAAAAAGGCCACTGAGGTTCTTCATTAACAATGTCTAGATAAGCTCTGTTTATAAGATCTTTGGCGTGTTGTTGAACACCTATAGCATTAGCAAAAGTTGCAGAAGTTAAAGCAACTTCATTCAACTCTCTTAAGAGTTCATTTGTTAATGCAAGAAATGTAGCCATTATTTATGAACCTTTTGAATTTCAAAATTAGCAGTTTTACTTGAGCCTTTATGAGACTTGTATCCTTCTTTAGGATCTTTCATTAGCTTGTAAGTCTTTCCAGACTTCATCCAATGATAACCTTTAGGAGCAGAAACTTTCATTAGTAAGTTACGCTGTTATTTTTTCCAGCCATAGAAACACAAGCTTTTTCCATAGCAAAAATATCAGATTTTACTTTACCACCGTGCATTTTTTTATCACGAGCTTTTTCAGCCGCTGCTTTACCCTCTTTATTATAGGGATATTTTTTACCATTAACCATCGGCATTATCTTTCTCCTTAATCCTGATCAGATTCAAAAGTCTTAGATGTTTCTCTTGCAATCTCAAATTCACTTTTAGGTCTGTTTAAAAGAGGATCTTTTCTGAAGATACGATCATAGTTCTCATCGTATGCAGCTTTATTAAAACCTTTCCTAAACCTACTTTCTTTACTTGCTATAGTTCCGGTAGACATTACAAATGGTTTTTCTTCAGAACCTATTTGAGCCATTAATTACTCCTGAAAAAGATGGGGGCCACCTAAGCAGCCCCCGGTTAGTTTAGTCAATACCGTAGAAGGCAGATACGAGAGCTTCGCCGCGAAGGACTTTGGCTCCGTAGACATGCAGACCACGAACAATATCACCAAAGCTATCAGGATCACGAATGACCTCAGAGTTGGTGATAGTTTGTGCAGTTGCCGTAGAACTCATATGACCAGCAATACACTTACCTGCTGCGTTAGTCGTAGAGGCAATGTTATTGGTCTTGTACATATCAAAACCACGGAGCTTGCCAGAGCTTACCAAACCATTACGGATGGAACCCTGACCAGCGTTATAGTCAACTGACAAGAGCTTAGAAGAGCTTTGTACAAGGACTTCATAGAACTCGGGGTTAGCCAAGAACCAGCGTCCTTCTTCAGGAACATTCTGCTCATCTAAAAGACGTGCCATGTGAGACAGAACGTCAATAGGATCATGTTCACTGCCAGCAAAGCCAATGTCCAAGTTACCAGTACCATCAAAAGTTCCTGCTGCAAGGTCAGTTGCATTGTCGGAACCTAAGACATGGTTGGGACTAGATGCAGATACACCAGCAAACATCGTAGCAATTACACCTTCATCAAAAGCATCACGCAGAGCGTAAGCAGCAGAAGAAGTTGCAACGTCACGGAAGTTTACATGCGACATATTCGTTTCAATATCATCAACGATGAACTTGAAAGCGTTAGCCGTATCCACAACCAACGTAACCTCTTGGTCCGTCAGCTTGGTAGCTGTTACATCTTGTCCTCTTTCATACTGGTAAACAGTGATTTCAGGTTCTTTGATAATGCGTACACTATCGCCAAACGCTGCAATTTCACCAGCATAGTCAGTATTCGTAATAGCCTCTGCTACAGAAGCTTTACGGAAAAAGTTAAGAACCTGCTTAGAATAAACCTTAGGCAGGAAGAATGAGTTCGTTTGGCCTGATACAGAGTTACCAAAGTTAGCATTAGTATCTGTACTCGGCTCAAAGAACTGGTCTGATTGATTATAAGCCATTTGTTATATACTCCTATAAAAACATAAGTTAGGCTACTACGCGACCTTCAATCATTGCTTGATTAATTTCTTCTTCATATCTATCAAACTGATCAAGGGACATAGAAGCTATTTCCCGTTCAGTCCAGATTCTAGGTTGTTTAGCATCTACAGAGGTTGTTTTAGTTGATACCATATCTGCTGCCGAACCTTGCGGCTGTCGCCGTCTGGGCTGTGTTTGAGATATGCCATTTTCCATTTTATAAAGATCAATAGCTTTTGAAGCTAAAGCAACATTATCAGGATTATTATAAATCCAATCTTGTATTTGTTCAGGTTGCTCTCTAGCCCACCCATGAAAGTTTTCATCACCTCTAATATCTTCAAAATCAGGATGTCTATCCCTTAAAGAAGTTTCTGCTTCTCTTTGAAGAACTTCAGACTCACGCTGTCTAATAGACTGCAACTGAGCTTCAAGTTCTGATACTTGGCGTTTACTTTGTAAGTGTGCTACAGTTTCAACTGTATTATACAAATCAGGATACTGTTCTTTAAACTCCTCCAGATCTTCAATAGTTCTGGGAGGTTCGTACTGAGGTTCAGCGGCTCTAGCTTGAGCTACTAATTCCTGTTCCTTCTGTTTAAACTCAGAAACCTTATTATCATAATGTCTTTTTAGATCATCATATCTCTTTTTATAATTATGCGACGTTTCTTCCTGAGGGGCTTCTTCCGAGGTGGCCTCAGGTTCAAAAAATAATCCGTCTGCATCTCCCATGCTAGGTTTATCTGGCGTGTGCCAAGCTTTCTTAGCATTATATGGGTTAGGTTGTTCTGACATACTCTTTCTCCTTCACGGGGCTTGTGTCTTGCAAGGTAGCCATAATTCTTTTATTTGGCCTATAAAAGATATGGGGCTTGTCTTATCAAGGTAGCCGTAAAAATTTATCGAACGCTAGGCATCCTATTTGCACCCATCATTAGTCGATTAATTTCTTCTTCTTCTGGGTTATCTTCTAGCTCTTCCTCTTCAGGACGAGACAGTAATCCGCCTTCGTTCTTTCGTTGTAATCCACCGTCATAGGCACGTTCAGCATCATCCATCATTCGTTGGAGATTATCCGCACCAATCTGATCAGTGGCTTTTTTGGTCATAACAAATTCTCCATCACTAAGTCTAGCGGGGATAGAATCTGATACTCCCGTTCCCGGCCCTTCTACTTCTCCAGCGCCGGTAAACTCAGAAGCAGTCTCTACAACTTTGTCAAATATCTGACTAAGCCTAGAATCTTCTGCTAATGTTTCCATTAAATATTCTTGTTCTTCAGGTTCTAAAGCTTCTGAAAGAACAAAATCAATATATTCTCCTTCCATTTCATCATCAGGAAGTTGTGTTTCTTCTGCATTTGCCTGATCTTCAGGCGTGTAAGTATCTACAGGCATTTCAGGAGGAACCATCAAAGAGCCTTCTGCTTTTTTATTTCTTTCTTGCATTTTAGCTTCCATAAACTCTCGATACATTTTTAAAGTTTCTTTTTCATCTTTATCTAAAGAACTTTCTTTTGTATCACCAAAAGTAACCTCATCATGAAGTTTAGCACCTTCAACCATCATGCTAGTATCTGCAGGAGCAAAACCTTTTGCGCCCTCTATAACTAAAATACTTTTACCCATTAGTAGACTCCATCATTTGTTCAACATTAACCTTCAACTGCTCTAGGCGTTCCAGCGAACTCACTCTCCCCTGGCTGCGGTACACCTCCAGTTCCGATGTTGCCCCCACCAGTACCTGTAGCTCCAAGGTCTTGAGCGCCTTCAGGTACTCCTTCAGCGGCTCCCATACCTCCGGGTTCTTGACCACCGGGGCCAGCTTCCGGGCCAACGTTTTGTCCAGCATTCTGCATCCCTATAATTTGTGCCATAATAGCGGCTTCTTCAGGATCATTCAGAAGTTCATCTGGGTCTAGATCCAAGCTGTAAGCAAGCTCGCTAATAAGCTTGTTAATTTTGACAAAAGGAGC